ACCATAGCTGTCAGTTTTCACAAGACCTGGTTCTAATATATCATTGTCTTGGAATGCAAACGTATCTGTAATTGTTGGTTTATGAACATCCTTGGCAACAAGCTCTGACATTTCTGCAACATCAATCTCAGCAAACAAGCGGAATACAAAAATATCCGGAACAATATTAATATTAGAGCTGAAATCAAGGACTTGATTAATTTGTAAATCTGCAAAGTTTACCATACCTGCAGGGTGACCAGATCTCTTTAATGCTTCTCCCCATTCACTTTTCGGCAGGGAAGTTCTAATTTGATATGAGAAGTTTTGATAAACAGCATTATCCTGTAATCTATTGACGTTGGATAGGAAGCCTTTAGAGTCTTTAAAACGTCCAGCAAATGTATGTGCAAACCCTGTATTACATGTAATTGTTGCAGTTTCATTATTGGGAGAGCGCAAAACAAAATCAAAACTTGCTCTTTGAAAACCAACACCCGTATTAATAATATCTATAGCTGTGGGGTAATTGTTAGAATCTACGGTTCTAATAATAACAAAGGCATCATTTTCAATACCGGTAAGTGTGTAATCTTCAGAGAAATAATCAATAGCATAAACACCCAGAATATCACCTGTTTCCTGAACCGGATATGCCTGACCAACTTTAAAGCCCCCGTCGGCTGTTCCTGTGTTTGTTTTTAATGTTATATTATTTAAAACTCGCGTCAAAAATGCTGTTTTGGCTGTGATAAGGTCAGTTGCACCTTCGAAACCTATCCACGTTCTAACAGGATCAGTATCGACTGTTAGTATAGGCACATTATTATAACCTACGCCTTTCGTATTATTGACAAAAACAGTGTTTGTGATTGCACCATTGCTGACCCTAGTATCTATGAGTGCAGTTGTTGTAATTGTATCTGCGGAGTTAGGAGTTACGTTAACGGCCGCGTTTGCACTAAATCCTTGACCGCCATTTACAATTGTTATAGAGAAAATTTTACCTTCAGTAATTGTTGCAACTTTAAATGTTAGTGCCGCACCTCCGCCGCTACCAAGTTTATTATCTGCTATTGTTATGGTTTCATCTGGAGCATAGTTATCACCTACCGCAGTCACAGTAATTGTTGCGGCGCCTGCGCCATTTACAACAACACTAAACGTTGCACCTGTTCCATTACCACCTGCAGTATAATCAGATGCACCTATAGTATAATTGCCAGCGGCACGAGCCGCATCTGCCGCGCCAATAGTTCCTACAGTTGCAATTTTACCTCCTATGACAGCTACCAAGTTTGCTTCCACACCTGGTCCAGGAATAACTGTGTCAGCAGGTAACCCTATAGTCGCTTCATATGCAGTTGGATTTGTATAAGCAATTTTTTTAATACGACTAATAGAAGTATTTAAACGTTTTCTTGCTGTAATAGATGCTGTAGATTCATAATAAACAATATCTACTTTTCTACCCCTAAGAATAAACGGATCAGGAATAGGTGTAATTTCTGCATTTTGATAAAGTTTAACAGCAACTTCTTTACTATAAAAACCATCCGAAGGTTTTAACACAAAATCTGAAGGTCGAACTATTTCTACGTCTTCATCAAATACAGTTCTGAAAAATGTTTGAATACCCCTGCGAGAACCTTTAGATTCATAAAATTCTCTAATCCTCTTAATTAGAAAACGTGTATCCATTTTTGCATCTTGAGGAAAATCAATTGCATACTGTTGTAACAGAATGGTTAAGAAATCATCTTCCTTAAAGTCAATGTTGAGGCTGTCTATAAGTTCCGCTAAAAGATATTGAGGGCCGCCTGATGAACCTCCTAAAGCTGTTATTGTTGTATCATCTGTATCTAGAAAGTCAAAATATTTTTCAATGAAAGTTGCAAATAAGGGATAATCATTTCGGATAAAATCAGGGATAGTAAACTTAGTGAGATAAGAATGCCCCCTATGAAAATATTTTTGAGGTCTATTTACAAGATTAACTACTGGTGTAAATACCGCACCCGAACCAGATGCAATGGTTGACACTTGTAGAATCGCTTGATTGCCTGTGCCGTTGCCACCTATCTGTGCATTAGCGATATAAATTAAATCATTTTCAGCATAAAATTTATTAGAGCCGTTATTTGTAATAGTTGCAGACGAAATAGAACCACCGGATCCAACAACAATTGTAAACTGAGCACCTAATCCTGCACCAGATGATGTATCTTGAGGAACAACATTATATGTGCCAGCAGTTCTAGTAGAGTCTGCGCCATTTTCTGTTGCTGATGTAACAGTAACACCTGTAAGTTTACCCCTAAGATAAACTTGTGGTAGAGGTAAAAGTAAATAACCATCACCTGGCTCAGTAATAGTTAACGTATCTACAATATTACTGGAAATTGTTATAGAGGCGGCAGCTTGAACCTTATCACCTTCATTAGTTGTAAGTGTGGGTGCTTGAATGAATAATGTAGGTGGATCCGAGCTATCATATCCTGAACCAGCATTGGTTATCGCAATGCTCTCGATATATCTCTTAAAACTCGGTCCTGTTCTTGCCATTAGTAATCACTCACATTAGGTATAGCGGAGATTGCAATTCCTTTTGCAATATTGTTCGGTGTATCCTCAGCACTTGCATCTTGTGCAAGAATAATATTTTTTGAAGGTGTAGGTATAACAGCCGAAGAACTTTCTTCCGTTGTTCTTGTTAAAATACTTGTTTTAATATCTTTAGCACTTTCATGTGGTTGTGCGTTAATATTAACTTGTGTTACATTAGTGCCTGAAATTGAGGATACGTTTAAATTATTTAATATAATTTTACCTGTATCATAATCAATTGTTCCTGCATTTGCGTCAACAACAATATTTTTATCAGATGTTTTTAAAATAAGTGTTCCCGAACCACTGTATTCCGGAGCAATTACATCTGCACCCGGTACGTCTGCAACATATACTTTATACGTTGCGTTATTAATTGTTGCATCAAAGAAATTACTTGTTATCGACAATGGATTTAATTTATTGTTAAATTGTAATGAGTATTTGGATTCATTACCTGTGGTAGGAGTAAATCTTTTTTGTAGTCTCAACTCCAAGTTTACTGCTACAATTGAAGCAGAGGATTTAACAATATCAGCAGTAAGTTTAGAGTAGAAGAAATTTGCATCCAAAGTATTTAAATTATTATTAAAAAAGTTTTCTATTGTAGCCGCAACAGCATTTTCAATTGCACCTGCTGTTAATGTTGTTTTCTTAGAATCATATTGAACAGTCGTTTTAAGACCAATAAACGTAAATTCAGGATCTACAAACTCAGACTGTATTGAAACAGGTTGTCTTGGTTCAATAAAGTCTCTCACAATAGCATCTTTATCATCCTGTGAAATAATCAAACCCTCTTTTGGTTGAAGTGAGATAAACACTTTACCGTAAATTGGCGGATCATTATCCTCTCCTCCCCAAACTGAAACTGACTTAACGTTAGAATTAGAAGTTAGGATTAGAGATTTATAATCATTAGCAGTGACAGCCCTATTTTTTGTAGCGTTGAATCGGGGAGCATTGAATCGAATACTGTCCACAGTTTCCTGTTCAGAACCACCAGCAGAATTAGAAACTACTGTTAGAGTAACAGTTTCATTAGTCCCTGTCAAGTTAGTAGGTGCTGTATATGCTGTAGCACCATTACCTGCAGAACCATTTGTGGCAATATAATCTAATTTTACAACGTTACCTATAGTTAATTTTTTACCAATTACACCATCACCAAAAATTACTTCATAAAAACCATTCAGTGCTTCCTCAATAAAGAAAACAGTTGAAAGATTATTAACATCCAAAATATTATCTGAAAATGAGTGTGTCACAAGAGATGTGTTAGTTACTGATGTTTGTATTCTACATCTAACTGTTGTGGTGTCAACACCTGGATTAGCCATTAGAACAGGGCCTTGTTCACCACCTGTTTCAATAATTTGTGAATTTTCTACACGAAGTCCTTCAGCGAGTTCTATATTGTCGAAATAAAATGCGGAAACTCCGCTTCTTTCTTCTTTTGTAACTGTGTAATCCTTAATAGGGTAGAAGTTGTAGTTTCTACCATTGAGTGCAGTAGTAAAGATTTTAGAGCGACTCAATGTAAAAGCACTAGAACTATATGTAGAATCAGGCACAACAACTAGATTAATTGTAGTCCTAGCAGACCGGGCGGAGCGAGCAGTATATCCCATTGTTTTTGCAATAGACGCAATGGAGTTTCTTTTAATCGCTGAATCAAGAAATGCCTCATTTGCTGTTGTATGCGCCATGATTGCATTATAATGCCCATGGTATGCCAACAGATCAATAAGGACAGATAGTCCTGATGCCTCGAAATCGTAATCTGAAAATTCTGATTGGCTTGCTAAAAATAACTTTAAGTTATTCTTAATACCATCAAAATCTAGTTCTGTTAATCTTCTTTGTGCCATGTTTAGCTCTTTTTGTTTTTATTTATTACACCCCAACAGTGACCGTTCCAGCCGCTCCTGTTATTGTTCCTGGACATGATACAGTAGAACCTTGATATGCAACAGGTAAGCCACCGACTCTAACAGTAGAACTGCCCGATGTAACTGTTTGTCCCACATGAGGAACACAACTGGATCCTGATAATATAGTATGTGCCTGTAATTGACTACCAACAACCGCGACAGGCACCCCATTTACTGTTACATTTTTTGCAAGTGCAACATTGGCTGCACCCAAGTCAATAGGAACAGATGTATTGCATCCATGTGCATTTGTTGTAATATCCCCTAAGTGTGCGGCAAATGGCATTATTTTAACCTTCTCAATACTGATGTGAAAACTTCCGGATTGCGTAGCCCTATAACATGAAAATTTATTTGTAAGATATACTCATTTTCATCATAATCAGGCTGAACAATGATGTCATCTACACGAACTCTTGGTTCAAAGTTCTTAATGGCTTCTAATACTAAATTAGCAATATCATTGCCTGTATCATAATCCAAAGGCTCAAACAATAATTCTGCTATAGGTGAACCATATTCTGGATTAAAAGGCTTTTCATAAAACTGTGTGAATAGTAAATTTTTTAAAGATTGTTTAACAGCATTGACGTCTAATTTTTTACCAATGTCATTTGTGACAACATTGCGTTTGAAAGACATGTCTATGTCCTTATAAAGTCTTGCAACTTTACGTTTTGCTAGTTCTGCTAATCTGTTTTCTTCGTATGCCATAACACTATTTATAATTAGGACGTTAATTCTTCAACAATATTACCAAAGAAATCTCCACTTGTTCTTTGAGATCTGCTTGAACCATTTATTCTAAATGGTGCGCCAGGTTCTTCAACAATATTAATTTCACCTACCTTTTCTAAGTCAGGTTCAAAATCTAATTCTACACTTTTTAGTGCATCTTCAATATTACCTATAACGTTAGGAAACTTACCTTCTTCAATTATTTGCAAAGGGTCAATCTGAGGAAATGAAACAGGAAATCCTTTAACTACAAAGTTACCGCCTATATCCTGAATATTGGGGACAAGTTTACACAATTGATCTAAATCATTACCGACAGAAGTTAAAACATCTACAACGTTGTCAATATCTACATCAACATCCTTATATTTGTCCTTAAGATCATCAAGATATGTGACGGCGGCGGCGCCTGCCAGCCCCGTTTCAATAAGTGTTGTAAGTTCCTGAGGCAGGGAAAGTGAGGGCAATGAGGGTATTTGTCCCTCTATTAATTGTTTTGCAAGTTTAACTTTCTGAGCAATAGAAGCACCGAGTGTTGCCTCGACAAACCCAGGAACACTTGCAATACCCAAAGGCAATACCGTCAAAGCCTTGTCTGCAACCGACAAAAGGTTGTCAACTTGTTTTGAAAGATCTTGAACTGACTGTGCTGGTCCGCAACTCATTTTTATCCCCTTAGTTTAAATTAATCGTCGGTGCGCCAACGCTGAAAATACCTGTTGCTGTTATTCCAAATGCCGCAGTATTCATTAGTGTTGCCGCATGAGTATATGTTGCCGCCGCTGATGAAACGGCTAATGTGCCTGCAGAAACAAAACTTGTAGCAATTGTAGAATTTGTAGCAATAGTTCCTGCTTGTAAACCAATCTTACCGAATGATGAGGTGCCAATATTGATATCACCGCCAAAAGTGTCTATAAGAATGTTACCAAAATCACCATCCAAAGTGATGCCGAGGAAGGCTGATACTGAAACTTTACCAAGCGTGCTACTAACTTTATAATTTTCGCGAACAATCAAATCTTTAGAACCAAGACTTGTTTCTGTATCTGTTCCTGCTCCTGTAACACCCAAACCATTTTTAGCCGCGACACGAACACCTCGGCTACCTTCAATGTTCAGGCTATAATCTGACATAACCTCTCTTACGTCATTACCCTGAATCTTTGTATGTTCTGTTCCTCGAACTGTGGAATATTTGTTACCTGTAATGTCCTCATAGTAATCACCTTTAACATTAACAGTCATATCACCTTCAACCGTAAGATTCAAATCACCCTTAACAAACATGTTTTTGCCTTTTAGCGAAATTTCATAATCTTCACCGACAATTTTTGTAACCTTAGTGCCATCAGGATGTATTTCATCAAATGTACCTGCCTTATGATAAGTATGAAGACGCTCTTGACCGGGCGTATCG